TCCGCACCTGCATAGGTAGCGGGCGTAGCCTTTGAAATTCCTGTTATTCCCGCAAGTGTAGCAAATACAAATGCGTCCGCCTCAGGTGCTACCTTCTCTCTCTGAAGTGTTGCTCCTGCCATACCGAAAGCAATGTTAAATGTCTCCTGATCGTCCATAGTATCAACAGATATCTTTGTACCTCTGTCATAGTTAAATGTTGTACTCTTCCATACCACATTTACAGAACCGTTTGTATAACCACTGTTTCTGTCATAATCTCCTAAACCGGAAACTTCAATCTGTGGATATAGAATTTCTTTTGCATTTGCTCCGGCTCTCATCATTGTTGCATCACTTGTAAGGTCAGAGGTAACTGATGCATTCTTGTAGACCTCATCAAGTAGGTCAGTATAATTCTTCGCTAATGTAATGTTATTTGCCATATTTCTTTATTCCTTTCTTACTTCTTGTCTTCTGTACTGAGTCCCATGGCAGCTCTTAGTGAAATAGTACTTGCATCCATGCCCCCGGTGCCGCCACCGGTAGCTGCAACAGGGTTATTGATGGGTTCGCCGCTACCAAACAGATATGAATTCTCCTTTTGACAAGCTTCAAGAGCTGTCTTAATATCAGTGCTTCTGTCTTTACTTGACTTAAGTGCATCTACATCAAGTAAGGCTCTTACAGCTTTCGCACTTCTTCCTCCTGCTGCATTTATAGCAGCTTCAAGTGTAGAATCAAACTGCATATCCGCAATCTTACCTTCGTATTCTGCTTTAGAGTCTTCATATTTCTTCTTATAGTCTTCTACTTGTGCCTTTACTTGGTCATAGTCCTTAAAGCTTTCTATGGTTGTATTGGCTTCTTGTAGTTGTGCTTTTGTCTGCTCAAGTTCAGTTTTGACCTGTTCTACTTCACTTTTTGCCGCTTCAATATCATTACCGTTTTCCGCCATGATACTGTCTATTTGTTCCTTTGTAAGACCCATATCTTCTAAAAACTTTCTTTTCATGTTGCTCCTTTCACTACGCTTTTTACGGGTTCGCTCCCATGTGCTGACTGTTTTACGCCTAATCTACCGGCAAAATTGTATTAAAAAAGTACCCTAAAGCACTTGATTTTAATTTAATATATGTTACAATTTTAATAGATATCTAATTAAGAGCGGTACGCATCCCCCTTGAAAGCTTTACAGCCGGTAGGGAAGCGCCACCGCTCTTAATTTTTTCTCTTGTACACCTTGAGTATTTTACGCCTAATATATCGGCTATTTTTATATTAAAAAAGCACCCGCTAAGGTGCTTTAAAAACTATTTTATATTAAACCTGTAAATACAGTAATCTAAATGTCTCTCTTCCTTTTGGTGTTATAAGTGTCTGTGTCCCACTCCACTGTGTTTTTTCATTGAAACACTCTTTTACCTCAAACAGTCCCTTATTTCTGTCTGCATACGGCAATAGTTTTCCTCGTTTATCTCTATAAACATACTTCTTTTCAAGCAGAAAGTTCACAAAATCATTTTGCTTAATGCTTAACTGCTTTGCTGTCTCTCTGAAATTAGTAAGTAGATTTCGGTCAACCAATTCATCGAAATAATCTGCCTTTGGCTGTAATATCTGTTTCTCTACTGTCAGTGCAGAGTTTTCAGCTGCAAGTACACCTATCCTTGCTTCTCTCTCTTCAAGCGTCTTTTGTGCCACCTGTAAAGCTTTTGCCATCAACTCCTCAGGACTCATTTCCGCCTGTCCACTGATATAACCGCCGTGTTTACGGATTGATGGGAGAACTTCGGATGTAACCCATTTTTTGAAAGCTTTTGCATTCGGTAACTTACTTGATAGGATAAGACTGTATAAGCCACTTTCGTTGATGATAGCCATTCCTCTGTTAGGAATTTCAAAGGTCGTGTTTTCCGACTTTTGAAATATTTGTTTATCTTCATCATCTACATGAGAAGATATTGCGTCCTTGGTATTGCTATATCCCAGCGCCTCCGCCACATCTTTCCCCACAAACCAAGGTTCGCCACTTATCTCTACAGTTCTAATCTCCCCAAACTCCTCATTTTTGAAAATCTGTAACTCACTCATTACTTTCTGCTCCTTTCTTTTCTAATTCCGTTTATTGTTCCGAGATTGAATATATCTACAGCAAAACTTATTAAATCAAAATCTTTCTCGTATGCAGACAAAACATCATTTATTTGATTTCTTGTCTCTCCATCTGCCCATGTCTGATGTCCTAATAATCTCATTGTTTCATTTTGCTCGTATTTAAGCATAATAAAAAATACCTCCATTTAACAATTTTTAGGTTGCCAAATAAAGGTACACAGTGCTATATTATTTATGTACCTTATTTGGTGCTTTGAAACAGGTTGATTGTCTTTGGTCGGATTTACAACCTGTTTCTTTTTATTTTTTCTTTAGCTTCCTAACAGCTTCCCTTACTCCTTCTGGTCTTGGTATAGCATTTTCCTTACAATACTTATCAAGAATTTCAAGAGTTTCTTTATCAAATCTCACACTAAATTGCGTTGATTTTGGATTATCGGTAGGTCTGCCAAGTTTCTTTTGGGTCATTTTTATCACCTCACTTTTGAAACCCATAAATATATTATCTTTTTGCGTTTCAAAAGTCAAGTATTTTTTGCTCATATTTAAACATTAAAAAAACTCCTTTCATTTTAGGGTTGCTGAAAGAAGCTTTCTGTAGTAATATATTTACAGAAAGCTATGCTTTCGGGGTATAGAAGTAGCTGTCTTTCGCCAAATCGACCAGCTACTTCTATTTTTTTATTTCAGGCTTCAACTTTTTAATTCCTCTGCTTATTGCTTCTGTCTTGTTAACTTTTTCCTTTTCGCAATAACTTTCCAATATAGCTTTATCTTCATCACTAATGCGAATACTAAGCTTATTAGGTCTTGGGTTATTTGTTGGTCTGCCTGTCCGTGGACTCATTTCATCACCTCACTTTTGTCTGGCATAAATAAATTATAATATATGTCTGGCAAAAGTCAAGTGCTTTTTAACTAAAAAAGCACCTCATGATAATAAGATGCTTTAATTTTGACACTATTCAGATTCTTTAAGTACTTCTTGTATCATTTGTAAATATTTTTTTGATAGTTTAGTATAATCTCTGCTATTTCCTCCATCAAGTACAAACACCCCTTGGGGGTATTTTTTTTCAGGAATTTTATCTATTTCATCCTCCCACTCTTTTTTTATTTTTTCAATCTTTTCTCTTTGTTTAAGGGTTATATTTTTCTCTAGCATATTTTACTTTTCCCTCCCTATCCAGTATTTCAAATACTTTATGTTGAATATCAAAATCCGGTGTAAATTCTGCTTCTAACATTGCCTTTCTATTATATTCAGAATAGAATAATTTACTCATATCAGATATAACTTTAACAGAATAGGTATATTCAGGATTAACAGCAAAGAGTTCCTTAATACCGGGATTGTCTCTTATAAAAACAAAATCATCTTCACCAAAAGATACAATACCATTAGATTCAGGATGATTATGAGTAATTGTGGCACCAGTTAAATCTATTCCACCAAATATTACACTGTCTTCATCCCCTTTAGTATAGTATACATTTCCATATCTATCAATAATGATAGCATTTTCTATATCAGAGTTGCGTATTTTATCATTATAATATTCAATTGCCTTGCCTGTATTCGCAGGATCTATAGTTCCTATTTTTTCTGGAGGTAAAACACTTCCATTATCGTTATTGCTATCTGAAGTTCCTGTTCCTAATTTTACTTCAGGAAAGTTAAACCCTTTATAATTATATACATTGCTGACCCTTAATCTCTCACCTTGTTGTTTTAATCCCATAGCTTTTGAAAAGTCCACATATTCCTTTTCAACCGCTTTGAGTTTTGCTCTCTTTAATGTGATTATGTCTTTATCGGCTTCAGCTCTTTCTAAAAGCTTCATATCCTGCTTATACTTTCTGATAGTTCTTTCTAGCAGCCTTTGTCTTTGTGAAGCTTCATAAATATCAAATTCTTTGCCTTTATAATCTTTCTTTTCATTTTCTTTTCTGTTTTGCTCATCCAACCATTCATCTGTATACTTTCGCTTTGATATACCGGGTATAAAAGGAAATATTATATGCCTACAATTAATCCCATGAAGCCCAAGCATATCTCCAAAACCGCATATAGTCTTTAGCTGACTTTTACTGTATACCTTGCCTTGCCATGATTGGTGATTTTCAAAACCTATACCTGTATTTCTTGCACCTAAATGCCAGTCCACTTCAGCATAGTCAGTACCCAACTCTTTCATATTTCGCTCAGTAATACTTGAAGTAAGCTGAGAAACCCCTGTAAGCACTGCCCTTCTGACCGCTACATCTATGCGGTCTTTTCTTCCTGATGCATAATCAACCGTCCTGAGACCGCTTTTTGTCATTTCATCAACAGTTTCATTGATAACTTCCGTATATGTCTTAGAACCGGTAGTTACATTCATCATAGCCCTATCAAGACTTTCAGTGAGATATTTTTCTAAAGGTGCGAATATCTTTTGACCATTTCTTGTGATATTAAACCCTGTGGTTTTAGTTATATTCTCAATACTTCCCTTTGTATGCTCTTTAATTGTATTGCTTAATTGTTGCAACCACCTGTTTTCGCTGTAGGGCTTCATATCCTTACCGGCAGACTTGTATATATCATTATTTCTAGCATAATCAAGTTGCAATGCCTCTTTATATACTTTGTCTATACTTTCATTGACATCTGTTAAAGCATCATCTATTACATCATTTATATGTTTTTTGCCGACTCCAATATCGTACACTCTGTCAAGCAAGTAGTTTATAGTAGGGGTAATTTTTTTAGTGTCTTTTATCCTGTCTACTACCTCAGCCATTATATTCATTTCTAAATCAGCCATTAACCGTTCTAATGGTTTCGGAAGTTTTTCCATATCTTCGGGAGTCATGTGTTATTCCTCTACATCAGGTGCTGTAGGCAAGTTTTTAGTTGCTTCTTCTATGGTTTCTCCATACCACTTAGCTCTATATTCCTCAAGTCTCATAACGCCCATTGCAACATCCTGCCTATCCTGCTGTCTTTCAGTTTCTTCATCTACAAGAATTGAGTCCTTAAAAGTGCATATGAATTCATATCCGGTCTTTGTTAGCCCGTTATAAAATGCCAGTGCGTATACTAAATCTTCTAAGCAATCCCTTAAATTAGATTGTATTGCTTTTACTCTATTAAACTTACGCTTCTTCGCTATTTTTGCTTCTGTGGCTGTCTTGTCCACATCACTGACATCTGACAAATCACCATAAGACAAACAGGAATTAAACTCTATTCTTCTAAGATAAGCGTTTAAACCATTTACAATATTGCTGTCTCTAATTTCAGGGCTGTACTCTTGATATATATCGTCACCGTTGCCCTTAGATAGATTTAAGCCCCTGTAAAGCCTTTCGGACAGTCTAGGCATCTTGTATGTTGTCTTGCCTTCTTTCCCTATCATCGGTGCGGCTTGCAGTGCTGTAATATCCACATGAACAGCACGCTCTCCGCTTTCAAACTCCCAATCAAGTCTTGCAAATTGTGTATCGGTCATCTTTATAAGATTTATGGAAGTATCAAATACGGATATTCCGCATGGTGAGCCATCTACAGTATTCTTTATAGGGTTTCTGTAATATCCAAAGTCAGGCTTTTCTACTCCTGTATAAAACACATCTTCCGGAAGATTTGCCCACTCTTCTATATCTGTCAAAGCAATAGGAGAACCGATACTATTTCCATCTGAAGACTTATAGGCTTTGTTTTGTATCCTCAGTGTTTTATCTTCTTTCCATTCGTGGTATTCAAGCCTTATATAAAAAGTGTTTTCGCCTACTCTCTTAACCTGTATAAATACAACACTTGTAAGCCTATCTTTTGAGTTAAATGCAAGCGGTATAAATCTGTCAGCTGTTACATACTCAACTGCATCACCCCCCAAGGGCTTTATACAAAAAGAACCGAGACCAAGACCAAGCTGTAAGTTTTCATTTAATGCTCTAATAGATTCCTGAAATATCACATCTACCTGTTTATTTGATACGCTTGCCTCCATCTCGTTGAGGCACACATTAGCGAACTCTGTGCAAATACCTTGCTCTATCATCAAAGAACTTACTTTGTTATCGATCCAAGAGGCTTGACCGTTATACATAGCGTTCCATGTCTCTATTTTATTTATCATTGCTTGGCTAATGGCTATGTCCTGCCCTATCACCTGCTTTATTGTTTTTGAAGGAAACACTTTTTTAATCACCCCTCTTATTATTTCTATCAATCTATTAAACATTTTACTGTCCTTTTTTCTTCCAGATTCGGTTAGTTGCATATCTTACTGCATCTATACAGTGGTCATTACCGTCAGGATATCCGCTTATAACATTGTCCTCTTTATCCCTCTCGTATTCATAATCTAAAAACTCCTGTGCAGCCTCCGGACATCTGATATTATCAATTATTATCTCTTTTAGAGACTGCAACCACTTATATGAGTATTCTCTGCTGCCCGAGCCTTTTTCTGCTGCTCTTGCAAGTAGCCCATAAGCTTTATAGTCTGCAACTGACTTATTCTCTGAGCTGTCGCAAGTAATTATGTCATTGCCTGTAATACCTAAGCTTATAAGTGTATTCGCTGTCTGCTCGTTACTCTGCTTGTTGCAAGTATATTCTTGCCAAATATATAGTTTATGCTGTG